ACCCATGTCGTTATGGTTTAAGAACATTGGTAATGGTTTACCCTCAGACTTAAATTGCTCTGCCCATTCGGAAAAGCCATCAGGCTGATAGTTAAATTTTCTACCGTCTGCGCCCTCACGCTTGCCCCATGTAGTAACACGAGCAACAATATTGCCGCTAGGAGTTTGGGATTCTTTGCCTTGTTTTTCTAGGCTTAGTTTTGCTTCGCAAACGACTGTCAGGTTTTGATTCATTTATAATCCCATCTATAATCGAGTAATCGATGTCGTATATTATATGAGATTTTTTTGATTTTATCGGTAGTTTAACATTTAACCGCTTAATCATTGAATCCAACTTATCTTTTATTGTCATTAGGTTTTGCCAATATTCATTTTGCTGGTTTGATTGCCGCCACCACCGCCAGTATCTTGTGGGCTTGTACCAGGAATGATTTTAGCTGTTTTGCTGGTTACTGGTATATCTGTAGATGATAATTTTTGAGTATTAACGCCACCCAACTCATCGCCACCATCAATTTTTGCAATATTAAGATATTCACGGGCTTCATTAGGGGTCATAATGCCACCAGCAACGCCAGCATTAACAAAGTTCATTTGATCTAATGCCGCACCCTTCAAAAAGTCTTTAGTATCAAAACGAATAGCAAGGTTTGGATAACCCTTTAATAATCCCATTTTGAATTTCTGTTCAATATTAATAATCATTGGGTACATTGTGGTTTTGTAGAATTCATCCAACAATGTTTGAGTATTATTATATTTACCAACTTCCAAACCTAATAATTGTGCTGGAACGCCAAATAATGCACAAATACGCTTAGTAGTTTGATCTTTTAGCTTGCTGGCTTCTGCATCTTGCAATGTCAGCATATGAACAGGGGTATAAGTCATGCCCTGATCTAGCAACATACCTTGACCTGGCTTGCTCAAATCGCTTGGGCGGCTACCAGTCATACTTGACCAGGCTTCTTTTAATCTGGCGGCAATTTCTTTAAATTTGCTATCAGGAATGACTTGAGTTGTGCTGAAAATGCCCGATGGTTTTGCACCGTTTTGCATGACATAGTTGGCATACAAGTCAATATCAGTATCAAGTGCCACCAATTCAGTTGCCAAAATACCTTTGTTGAAGCCAGCAGAACCTTGCCACGGGGCTTCTGTGCAATGTATTACTTGATAAGCGGCTAATGGCTCATCTTTATTAAATCCGTATGTTGGTGTAGATACACGGTATGTAGGATAACGGGCTGGGCTGGCTTGTACGGTAATCAGGGTTGCATCAAGGTTATATAACTCGATTGGCGTTTGATTAGGGTCTTTTTGGTCTTTACGGTATAGCAATGTAAATACTTCACCAGCTAGGGAATACCATAATGCCCATTGATACCAAAATTCATATTGGTTTTGGAAGTTATTTGGCTCAGTTAGCAGATTTAATATCTGTTTTGCTTTGTTTTTATCCCGTGTGCCAGATTTATCGGACTTTAAACAATCCTCAAAAGTGCCATCATCAGTCTTATACATGACTGATACTGAACATTGTGCCAATGCTCTAGCAATCATATTCGCACAAGACATAACGGTACTATTACGGGAAAGTACCGACATATCCACTACACGGCCAGCGTTTGTGGCTGATGCTGTGGTTACATACAGTAATTGGAAGTTTGCGCCTTGTTGCCCACCTTGATTCTGACGAAGAATCTGGTTACCAAGCTGGGTTTGACCAAATAAAGTATTGTTTTCTGCAAGGTTTTGCACGGAAACTTCTGACGATTTGCCCTCATTTTTTGGCAAATTGTATTTATCTTTGTTGAATATATCTAACATTCCCATGATTTTCCCTTACATTTTCTAACGATTTTACATCAAAAACTTCTGAATCCGAACGAACTTGATGTAAATGGGTTGTCTAAACTGCAATGGGCGGCAATAATCATCGCTATAATGCCATCAACCTTTGCTGACTTATCGGCTTCGTTCTTACGAACTTTGATATTATTATTTACATCCGTGTAACACTCACAGTTGCCTAGTTGCCATCCGACAAACGGATTACCGTCATGTTTAATTTGATGGTTCATTATGAGTTTTTCAACATATTTGGAAGGATTATTTAGCACCGCCATCCCTTGTCCAACTTTTTTTACAGGAATCCCCGCATCATGCAAACGAGCAACCATAGAAGCGGCATTGTAAGCATCGTAACCTACCTCTTTTACATCATACTTTTCACATTGGTTTTTGATGAATTCGCTAATCTCCCGATCATCCATTACATTACCTTCGGTCAGCTTGAGAGCCCCAGATTGGATTGCTACTTCAAATATATCCAAGTAATGTTTGGGTATTAACTCAAGTGCCGCTTCTGGCAAAAAGAATTGAAACTCTGCGTAATACTCATTTTCTTCATATCGCTTTAAAGTGCAAACGGCATTTAAGTCACGAGTGGCCGCCAAGTCAAATCCAATAAATACGGCTTCTGGATCTTGCGCTGGCAATTCATCGGCAGATTGATCCCAGTAATTACGGTCAATCCATGCGCTATTGGCACTAACATATATGTTTAGGGTCTTGCATAAGAATTCATTAAGTGCGGCTGGTTTGTGTTTGGCTTCTTCGCAACGCTGGGCAATGGCATCTTCAAATACACTAATGCCGTGCATTGGGTTGGCTTTTGCCCAAGTCTTAGGATCTTTCCAATCATCTTCTGGGTCTAATCCATATAGCAAACCAAACCAACGGGGATTGTCAGTAGCTTCACCATTAAGCATGGATTCAAACATTGTCATATCTTCATAAAACTTGGTGTCCTTTGTGAAGCTGGCAGTAGTGATGTATATACGCAACGGATTTTGACGAGCAACCATACCAGAATGTAATACTTCAATAGAGTTGCGATCTACAATTTGGGCGGCTTCATCCACGATTACGCATGATGGGTTTTTACCGTCACCCGTTTTTTTGGTGTCACGGGATAACGCCTTAAACATGGATTGTGAATCGCCAGAGTTCTTAATCTCATACTTGCTGACCTCAAACCATGACTGGGCTTCTGGCGGTAGGTTTTCAATAAATCCTTTGGCGGCATCAAACACAATCGTTGCCTGTTCGCGATTAGTTGCTAGGGTAAATACTTCTGCACCAACTTCGCCAAATTTCAATTCGTAAAGAGCAATGATGGCTGTTAGTGTGGACTTACCAGCTTTACGGGGAATGTAAAGTATTACATCCGTCACCATCCGTTTAGATACATCCGTTTTTTTACGGAATCCATAAACGGCACAAATAAAAAAAATTTGGAATGGGTCTAATACTATTGGCTTGCCAGCATCAGGGCCTTTGGTATGCCGCATATGCGATGCAACATCTAATACATGGGCGGGGAATCTGGAATCAAAAACCCAATCCCATTCTGTATTAGCGTATTGCGCTAAGAATCGTTTACAAGATGACCGAACATTACGACAAACATTAATTTTGCCGTCAGCTACATCTTGTGCGTATTGAACCCCTAATTCCCAATTCATCTAGCCAATGGGCCAGCGGCTAATTTTGCAACTGGCGATTCTTTTCTTATATTAGTCTTTACTAACTTAGACTTAGGGGTTAGCCCTAGTTCGTTCATTAGCCTTACAATTTGTGTCAATGTCTTATCTCTAATACTAATCAACGGATTTGGTGCAAGGGTCTTACCATCGTTGGTAGATATTATTAGGTCTGCGCCAACCAGCCCAATATTACAACTCACATAGGTTTCAATCTGGTCAGCCAGCATACTAAGGGTATGTTTGTTCTGGTCATCATAGATCCCGTAACTGTCATATATGTAATCGGCAGTTTCTTGGGTGAATTTCTTTTTGTCCCAGGCTAAAGGATTTTCCATCCACTCAGCATAGGGAATTCTTTTACGCAAATTCGCACTTAGGGAATTCCCTTCGACTAAGCGCAACTCAGTTGGTTTGTTTTCCATGCGTATTATTATATACCCCCCCTCATACTTTGTCTTTTGTAGAAAATTAGCCCCCGTGCTTGCTTTTTAAAACATCCACATTATTTAAGTTTCTAAGCAATGCTTCCCAACCTATGCACAAAGGGCATTAAACAGGGCTGTGAGCCATGATCGACTTGTAGTCGTGGATAGCATAGTCTTTAATGCCATCGCTTGTGTAGTGCCTGTATATGCCGTTCTGTTCAAGTGCTGTCTTTGAACTATGACATTCAGCACATAGGCTTTGTAATATGTTGCTATAAAATGCGTGACTGCCTATCTGTGACCAAGCGAATAGATGGTCTATATGCTTGGCTGATGTAACAATCCCTTTGCATAAGCAAGCCTGGCACAACGGTTGCTTGCCAAGTTGCATCGTTCGCATAGTTTTCCATGTAGGCGTTTGGTAATAGGCGTTGTTCTCTGCTCTATGTTCTTTTGGGGCAAATCGCCAG